ACCTGCCGAAGTTCTCCGCTCAGATATCGCTGACCGCACCACCGAGGTAAGCCAGCGTTACCTCCGTGGCAAAGCGGCATCGAAAGTGAAACTCCACCACCAGGAGATGATGCTGGCGCAGGTCGGCTCGCCGCTGGCCATCGAAAATGCCCACCGCAACCTGCTCGATATGGAAGATGACGAGTAAGTAATGACACAAATAAAGCCCATTGATGCCTGCCGCCTCGACCTCTTTACTGCAGAGGCCGAGTTGCGTGAGAAGTACACCGAAGCAATCGTGGTTCGGGTGTTGCGCATTCGTGAGGAATATAACTGGTTCATCGGCAACCCTGACTCCAAAGATCGCCAGTTCATTGAAAGTGCCATGTCACGTCACGGCATCAATAAGACACAGGCGTACAGCGACCTTGCCATCATCAAGGCGCTGTTGCCGCATCTTTCACAAGCCAGCCGTGACTTTCATCGTTACCGCTTCAATGAGATGATACTGGAGACCTACCAGATGGCCAAGAAACGCAAGGACACGAAGACGATGGAAAAGGCTGCTTCCTCTTATGCCAAGTACAACCGTGTTGACTTGGAGGACGAACAAGCCGTTCCCTACGATCTCATTGTGGTGCAGCCTTTCACCGCTACCGATGACCCGACGGTACTCGGGATTAAACCCATCCCGCACATCAATGAGCGTATTCATGCGCTTCTGAAGAAATACCAGGCAGAGAACATTGACATTGAGGATATCGAGTATGAAGATGCGGACATCGAGGAGTCCACACTTTTCCCATCCTCCAACCCGTATAACATCCGTGGCCGAAACACCGAAGAAACAAATATACTTTAATGCGCCTCAACGCCTTACCCAGTTGATAGGTGCCCATACCACCGTCATCGTGGCGGGGCGACGAACCGGCAAGACGGATTCGATCGCCTCGCCATTTGTGCTGCGTAACATGCAGCGTATGCCTGGCAGCACTGGTGGCATTGTTGTGCCGACCTACAAGCATGGTCTGACGAATACTATCCCGGGCTTGTTGGCGGCATGGAAACGCTGGGGTTTCATCAACGGTGTCCACTATGTCATCGGGCGCAAGCCGCCCAGGTCATTCGGCAAGCCTATCATCGAGCCCGCCGAGTATGAACATGTCATCACCTTCTACAACGGTTCCTGCGCCATCATCATTTCTCAGGACCGACCCGGCAGCAGCAACTCGTTGACCCTTTCGTGGCTCCTGATCGACGAAGCCAAGTTCATCGATTACGAGCGACTCAAGGACGAGACGTTTCCTGCCAACGGCGGCATCAAGTCCTACTTCGGTCATCATTCATTCAACCACTCGGTGATGATCCTCAGTGATATGCCGCAGACCCAGAAGGGCTCCTGGTTCCTGCACTATCAGGACAAGATGGACGTTGAATTAATCGAGACGATAAAGGGCACCGTCTATGAGATATGGCATCTGAAGCAGCGCATCCGTTCATTGAGGGAGCGGGGCATCAAGGTGCCTCGCTACCTCAAAACCTATCTGCGCCGCCTGGACACGAACCTTAACAAGATGAGGTCCGTGGCCGTGTACTATAAGGAGTATTCCTCGATTGAGAACCTGCAGCTGCTCGGTGAGTCTTACATCAAACAGATGAAGCGCGACCTCACACCCAAGACGTTTCAGACATCCATCCTTTGTCAACGCATCGGCATTGCCAAAGACGGATTCTATTCGTCAATGCGTGAGGCCCACAAGTATAACGCCAGTGACTTCGAGTATCTTGACAGCCTTGGTTACGAGTTTAACGAGGCACAACTCGACAGCCGTGCGGATAAGGATCTGAATCCTTTTGCGCCCATCTGCATCGGCATGGACTACAACGCCAACATCAACTGGATAGTGGCGGGCCAGCCTAGCGGGCGTCGTCTGAACGTCATCAAGAGCTTCTACACGAAATTTGAGCGCAAAATCCCCGCCCTGATTGATGACTTCTGCCGCTACTACGTCCATCATGAATGTAAGATCGTGGTCTATTATTACGACAGCACTGCCCTTGGCGGCAACTATGCCGTCAACGAACAGGACTTCCACTGGGTGGTGTGCCATGAGTTTGAACGGCACGGCTGGCAAGTCGAGGATATCAACCTGGGAAACCCCATGCGGCATGATGAGAAGTACCTGCTCATCAACCAGGGCTTTGCCGGTAAACAACGGCTCATGCCGATGTTTAACCGACAAAACAATGATGACCTCATCCTCGCCATCCAGACTGCAGGTGTTGTTCGTGGCCGCAACGGATTCCGCAAGGACAAGGGCGGTGAGAAACTCGCCGAGACCGAGGAAGATTTGCTGCAGCACCGTACCGACGGCACAGATGCTTTCGACACGCTCTACATCGGTTGCGAAAAGTTCCCGTACCGAGATTCCTTCGGGTATAATTCCAGTGGTGTTCTATAGAATGGCATAGTTTTTGCTTTTTCTTTTTCAATAGTCTCTCAATCATGCCCATGAAAAATTCCGAATTTCTTAACAAAAATTAGGGAACCGTCACCTTAATTTGGCACTATCCGTATTTTATTTTGCATGTTTTTGATGGGTTAGCGCCTGCCAACAAGGGCAGGGCTTACGTTAAACCAATCAAAAAAATGTGATCATGAGAAAGATCATTATTCCACAACCCTGGGCAAGCATGATTTGTGCAGGGATTATCGACATCTTCGATCTTGGTGTCGACTTAGGCACAGAATCGTGCCTCGTGTTAATCCAAGCTGCTCCTTGGCAGAAGTACGACAACCGCAAAAGCCTCCCGCTCGAATGGCTCCAGGAATTGAGCGCCGCCCAATTGATGGGCACAGTCCCGCTCTTTCAGGATATGCCTTTTGATTGCGTAGTAGGTTTTATCAAGGCCCACCCTCTTTTCATGGAGCCGGACAGTATGTGGGCTTATGGCGGAAAACGGGAAACACTCCATCTGATAACAGGAGCAAGAACGTTTACAAAGCCCGTAAGAACCTCTATCAATGATGAGAATCACCTTCCTGGCCATTGCAAAATGCTAATGCCCTACCCGGTGCGGTTTGAAGACAGTATTCTTGTTCATGTGAACGCTCAGCTCTTTGAAGATGCCAAGGAGGGTTATTCTTTCAACGCTCCAATGGTAAATGCCTTCCATGAAGTCTTGTTTAACTCTGATTCGGGTAAGAGCCTTAAAAAGCTGAACTTGTGTAATAATCACAGATACAAGACTTTTGCTTTTGAACGTGATAACGACTTTTATCTGGCTATGGACGAGGATGGTTATCCGAAACGATATTACTCTATCCTTACCAAGAAGACAGAAGTTAGGCCTTTCTTCAAGTTCAACCTCCGGAAGCAGCTGTAACTTTTCTGGTCAAATTTTCAATTATTAATCAATAATTTGTAAATTTGCCACGTCGAATCGAAAGGCTAGACAAGACATTGAGGAACAAAAGAACATTATGCACCTGTAATAATCGAAAACTTTGGAGACTTTTTGAATAGTTGACAGGGATGCATAGTGGTTCTCGTCGCATAGGCGTGAACCGCTGCTGCATCGTCAACTCGGTTTCTCCAAAGTACCGCGATTATGGTGTACTCGGTTCATGCCTTTTTATACACTTTAGGAATAATGAGCAACCAAAAGTATATATCAGTAGAAGAAGCCTTAGACTGGCTTGCCAATGTCGCAGCGGCTGACGGTCTCATCGTGCAATCAGAACGTAGCGCAATTAAATCCTTTGCTGATTCTTACCATATTAACGCTGACGACATCATTGAGAAAGCGAGTAGAACTCTATCTGGCGTAAAACCTGAAGTCGAGATAATCGATTACAAAGCAAAAAATGGGCTGCTTTTTGAACAACTTATTGCTTCGTTTCTCAAGGATAAAAAACGTTTCAGTCTCTTGTCCTGGACAGGTGATAAATTTATTGATGGCATTTATGACCAAACTAATAAGGACCCAGACTTGCACATCCAGCAAATCATTAACAACCAAACCATAGATTACTATATCGAGTGCAAATGGCACCACTATTGGCAACGCGGCGAGTTCGACTATTTTTATGAGATGAAAACAGAGCAACTTGCTCGTTATCGTGCTTTCCAACGCAAAAATCATCGTAAGGTGATCATCTCCTCACCAAAGACGCAGAACTCGCGCCGAGAGATACCGCTTTCACCGGAACTCTACAAGTTGCTTGTGCCGCTGATGAAGGTGGTAAACCGCTCGTTCTACATCCTTACGAACGACCGCCAGCCCACTGAGCCACGCACCTACCGCAACTATTACACGCGCTTGCTCAAGCAACTCGACATCCCTGTGATCAAGTTCCACGGCTTGCGCCACAGCTTTGCCACACGCTGCATAGAGAGCCACTGCGACTACAAGACCGTGAGCGTCATATTGGGCCACGCCAACATCGGCACGACGCTCGATCTCTATGTCCATCCCAACCTGGAACAGAAACAGAAGTGCATCAACCGCATGTTC